ACCCAGTCCGGCACGTTGTTGCGGGCCCAATCAGCAACAGGGATGCGCTCATAGCCATCAACCACCACGGGGCCGTTGTTGCCCTGTTGAATCTCTTTGTCCTTCAGATAGTTCCGCATGACCAGATCAGGGTCATGGACAACATCTGACAGGGCGCTGACAGCAGGGGCAGTCAGCTCTAGGTCTCTGACACGGGCCTCCAGCTCTTTGATGCGCTGATCTTTTTCTGCGCTGGCATCACGGAACTGTTGTTCCATGGCCTGCCTGGCCTCGGTGTACTTGCCTTCTGATTCCAGCTTGCTTTGCTCAGCCTGCTGTTTGAACTTCTTCAATGCCTCGTAATCGTCAGGCACTTCATTGACCAGCTCTTTTTTTTGCAGCTTGCCGATCAACTCGTAGTTTTTCTTTTTGAGCGCCTCTCGCTCTGCTTTTAATGCTTCGATGTCGTTTGAAGATTCAGAAGCCATAGACTCCTGCACTTGTTCTTCAGCCATGAATAACCCATAAGGTTTTGCGGTTTGATATTAAGACCACTTCGTTTTGTCTGCCCACCAGGCTGCAGACATCTTGCCCCTTGCAATGTTTTTGGCGTGCCGTGCTTTGAAGCTAGCCCGCTTGTCCTTCATCTTTTGGCTTTCGTTGGCCTTAGGTTTGCCCGCAGTCTTCGCCCCTTGCTGCCCAAAACGGATCAGCTTGACCTGATCGCCCTCTTTAGCCAAGACAACATGGCTTTTTTTGGGATGGCCTGGGGTCCGCTTGGGCTTGTTGAAGCCTGACAGGCCATACCTATCCAGGCGTGGATCGCGCTCTTTCTTGGCCATGTCTACCGGCGCTTGTTGTATTTACGGTAGATAGCGGCATCAGCCGTCCGGGCTCCGCCTTTGCCAGACATGTAGCTGTTGACGCGGGCCATTGCCCACTGCGCCTGAGTGACACCAGGCCGAGATCCACTCGACAAAAAGGCTGCCTGCCCTTTCTTGTAGACCTCTTTCAACTCCGACAGAAAGAAGCGACTGTTCTTGGCTTTGTCAGCAAGAGAGCCGCCCTTACCGCTTTTTCCGGCTGGTTTTTTTCTTTTTGGTGCCACCTTGTTTAGACCTCGCTCGGTTTACGGCGTCGATGTCGATTTTTTCGCCGCGCTTGTAAGCCTCGGCGGTGCGCTTGATCTCACGGGCCTGGGCAGAGCGGTTTTTAGCACCAGACAGGTACTTCTTAGGCAGGCCAGTGGCCTTGTCCTTGGGTGGCCGCCGCCGTTTTTTGGCCATTACTTCTTCTTCTTAGGCTTTTTCTTGCCCGCAGGTTTCTGGGGCTTCATGGGGCCTTTGTAACCAGGCATCAGCTGTCCTCCTTAGGTGCTTCTGTTTTAGCTGCTTTTTTCTTGGCAGCGGGCTTTTTGGGAGGGCAGGCCGGAGCCGCTTCTGTGGTCGGTTTGAACTGGAATTTGCTGTGGAGTTGCATGGGACAGGCCCTAACAGCAATCACAGATTAAGTCACTCGCGGATAGCAGACAAAGCCTCTAGATGCTCAGGCGTTTCGGCAAGGCTTGCAAAAACTTCAAACAGCTCACCTATGTAGGGCTTTTCAGGAGCATCAGCGGAGTCGTACAGAGCCTTCAGCGCCCGCAAACGAGCCCCAGAAAATCTGTCTGTTTTCGCAAGCTCCAGGGCTTCAGTGAGATTAGGGGTCATTTTCATTTGGCAAGGAACTCAAACAGGCTTCTTTGAATCCGGCCATACAGCTCTGGCCGCATTTCCTTGAGCTTTTCTGGCTGCAACACAAACGCCACAAATCCCTCAGCAAAGGCCTCACGGTCGTTGCTGCCACTGTATTGGGTCAGTTTCCGCTTAGCCCTGAGACGGATGCCGAGCCGGTCGTCTTTAGTTTCATCCATGAACTGAACCACATGACCAACTTCATGAATCAAAGTGGACATGACCGACACAGCATCCCTGGGCGGGGCGTCAAGGATGTTTGTCCTGCCAGGCATTGAACTGAAACTCCAAGGCTCGTCGCCCTTCTCCACCAAATCCAGCTTGTCTTTAACTCGTTGCTGCAACGCCTTGGCATTGAAAGCACCACCGTTGAGCTTGTTGCCCTGTTTGACGCTTATGAAGTTGAAGCCCTTGAAGGCCTGGCCGTTTGCCGTCGGCGGCGGAGTCATGAATTTTTTCAAGAACTGATCGATCCTCTGTTCGTAAAGCTCAGGAATTTGCTCACCATCAAGTTTTTTCCGAATGGCATGGCCAACAATATCGGCTCCCTGCCCTGTCCTTCTCTCCAAGACTGTGCGCTTAAAGGTGGCGTTTTTAATGAAGATCTCATAACGCTCAGCAGGTGTCATCTTGCCGGTCATCAACAAGGTCGAGTCACTGCGTTCAAGAAACTCGATCATGGCCTTTGCGTTTGTACCAGCCTCGCCAGGTAAATCGGCAAGATCTGAAAGGGCCTTCTCAAGGTCTTTAGGTGACAGTCCATTTTTCCGAGTACTGCTAGCGATCGGAACATGCTTTTCAACTAGACCAGCAATGCTGCCAACGCTTTGAGGCTGATAAGTTTTGGCCGCTTTAGCTGCTTTTGCCTGGGCTGCCGCTGTTCTCTCTGCTTCAAAACGGCGCTCCTCATCCGCAATCTTTTTGCGGAGGTATTGTCGCCGCTCCACCAACTTCCGGTATTTTTTCTTGCGGGCAAACTGCATGTCATCACTGTTCTCCTCCAGAACATCAAGCCTGTCCAGGATGCTCCGATCCTTAGTTTTTCTGTATTGACCTTCCAGCTCAGAAATCTCAGCTTGTAGCTTCCTGAACTTTGGACTGTTCGCTAACAGATGCTCTCTAGTCCAGGGTGGGTTTGCCTCGATTCGTTTGATCTGACGATCAATGACCTCACGCTGGGCATCAGTTGAAAGCGGTGGCTTTGGCTTGCGCTTGGGTTTAGGGGCCGCGGCTTTCTTGCCCCGTGTGATCTTGTCCGGCTCCCCATAACGGGACCGCAGCTGTTTCAGGCTCACCTCTGAGCCGTCCTCACGCATAAACCGCTTCATGGCACCCTCTGGGCCATAGCGATCAGCCAGGCGGTTGAAGTAACGGGCCTTCTCAAACGCCCCAGGCGTTGCCTTGCCGCCGTTCAGCATCCGGGCCTGGGCAGGGCTTGCCTCGAATCGTGACTTGCGGCCCGCCTTAGTTGTGCCTCGCAGGTCGTAGAGGTGTTGCGCTGCGCTAGTCCCAACAGGCACCCGACCACCCTTGGGGTCTGCACTCGACGGCGT